CGACTATCAAGCAGACCCAGGCTACGCATTCCGTTTGGCAGAAGGCCAAAAGGCGCTTGATCGTCAAGCCGCCGCCCGTGGTGGCTTAATCTCTGGTGGTGCTTTAAAAGCGGCTACTCGATTTGGCCAAGAGATGGGGTCACAAGAATTTGGTAACGCGTACAACCGCGCTTTAACTGGCTACAACACTGATGTGGCGCGTGAGAACCAGTTGTACAACCGTCAAGCAGCGTTGGCTGGTATTGGTCAAACTGCTACTAATTTAGTTGGTCAAGCTGGTCAAAATTACGCTACTAATGTAGGCAACTTAATGACTGGCGCTGGCGCTGCTCAAGCAGCTGGTCAAGTTGGTATGGCCAATGCACTTACTGGCGGTTTGGGTACTTACTTAAATTACACACAAGGCAACGCATTGCTTAATGCATTGCAAAATCGCCGGTCTACTTATGGTGGGCCATCAAATGCTGAAATTGAAGCACAAATGTACGGAGGTGGTTAATAATGGCACTTGACCCAAACATCGCTCTTGGCGTTAGGCCCCTTGAAGTTCCTAACCAGTTGGCGCAGTATGGCCAACTTCAGCAACTTATGGCCGCGCGAGACGCGCAACAAATCAACGCTCTTAAAATGCAAGAGGCGCAAGCTGCGTTAGAAGAACGCAACGCACTACGCCGTTTGAACCCGTCTGCGCCAGATTACGAAGAACAACTTTTTAGAGTTAACCCTCAACTGGGTATTAGCTTTCGCAAAGAGCAAGCCACTACTGCCGCGCAACGAGCCGCGCAACAAAAGTCTGAGTTTGATTTAACAGCCGCAAGACGTAAGTTTGGCGACGATTTAAAACGTAATTTGTCAGCCAACCCATCAGATGAAAATGTGGTCGCTTGGGGTCAAGATGCCGTGCTTCAAGGCATTTACACTCCAGAGCAAGTTGCATCTACAGTTCAGCAATTATTGACGCTGCCTCCCCAGCAACGCGCAACTATATTGTCGCAAGCAGGCGCCAGCCCAAGCGAACTAAAACCCTCAACGCAAACAATCAACCGTGGCGGCGCTACGGAACTTGTGCAAGTGCCTGCCTTTGGCGGCGCGCCTACCACAGTTGGTTCTTTCGCAGATGTACCTTTGCCTGCCAACGTGCAAGCGCAAAAGATTGAAATTGCACGACAAAGCCGGCCACCAGCGCAGCCCGTTGCACCAACAATTACAACCATTGTTGACCCCACTAACCCAAATCAAATGATTACCATTGACGCTCGGCGCTATCAAGGCGGCGGCGCTAATTCGCCGGGTGTTGTTGGAGTTGCAGGTAAAGAGCCAAGCGCGGCTTTGCGAACCAATAAAGTTGAAGCAGGTAAAACACAACTTGCTGACGACTTGGACAACTTACGCGCATCGTTTCAAGCGCTTGATCAAATGCGCGCTATTCCAAGTACAGAACGAGGCGCGCTGTCTAACGTCGCGTCTGGTATTGCTGCTACCGGCGTAGGTCAAAAAACTGGCCAACTGTTTGGTACTGAAGCACAAGTCGAGCGCGATGTCATTAACAGCGCCCGTAGCCGATTGGTCAACTCGATCAAAAATGCGACTGGCATGTCTGCACAGCAACTTAACTCAAACGTTGAATTGCAGACTATGCTTAAGTCAATCTCTGACCCTGGCCAATCTGTCCAAGCTGCATTGCGTATCATTGACGACATTGAAAATGCGTATGTTAAAGGCGACGGTATGTTACCTAAACGAGGTCAAACGCCAGCCGCTGTTTCGCCTAACATTGACGCCCTTCTTAACAAGTACAAATAATTATGGCCACACTTGAACAACTCAGCGCAGCGTTGGTCAAGGCCGACGCCGCAGGCAATGCTGCGGATGCTAAAGCACTTGCTGACGCAATTCGTCAAATGCAAACTGCACCTTCTGGCGCTGGTATGCCTGCTCAACGCAAGCCGCCTACAACATACGAACGCGTTCGTGAGTTCATCACGCCTACCGTTGAGATGCTGGGCGCGGCAGGCGGCGGTTTGTTGGGCGCTGGCGCAGGCACTCTTGTAGCGCCTGGTGTTGGTACAGCGACAGGTGCAGTAGGCGGCGCAGGCCTTGGTTATGGCATGGCCAAAGAAGCGCTTAACCTAGCCGACATTTATATTGGCGGTAAAGCCCCGCGCCAAGGCGCAGCGCAAGTTACTGAGCCAGTTCGTAACGTGCTTGAAGGCGCTACATACGAAGCTGGTGGCCGTCTTATTGGCCCAGCAGTAGGTTATGTGGCGGGTAAAGTCGCAGACTTGCGTCAAATTCCTAAGCAAAAGGCGGCGTCTATTGCTCAAAAAGCAATGGGCGAGGATTTACCTCAAGTTGTTAATGCCCTACGAAACGCGCCTGCTAACGCTAGCGTTGCTGAGTTGACCGCAAAAATTGATAACCCAGCGTGGCAAGCGCTGGTTAAAAACGCACTAGAAAAAGATCCGCAGTTCGTTCGTAAAGCACGGCTGTTAGGCGAGCGTGAGTCACGCAACGCTTTAGCCGAATTAGCGGGCGGCGCAACTGCGGCGGATGTGCGCGCAACCAATGAACTGGCTAAGGCAAACTTAAGCACAATCACAACGCCCATGCGCGAATCGTCGCTTAAGCGCGCTAACTTGGGTCAGTACGTTGCTGACGAGGCAGGCGCCCGTGCAGCCAATGACTTGGCCGTGTTGGCTGGCTCAGGCGCTAAGATTGACCCCGCGCAATTTGTTGCTCAGGCGACTGGCGCAGAGAAAGCCTTGCGCTCTGTTGGCATCAAGCCTTTGGAAAGCACATCGCTTATCCAGCGTATTTCTGCAACAGCAGACAACCCCTCGTTTGCTGGTAACGATCTGATCAGCGGCGCGGTTAAGAACGTGGCTGACGACATCGCCAAGTGGACTGGCCAAGGCGGCGTCATTGACGCCAACGCTTTGGAAGCTATCCGTAAGAATTCTGTCAACGCCGCTATTGCCCAACTGCGCCCAGGTGCAGACGCAACAGCCCAGCGCAATCTGGCCTCTGGCGTGTTGGCCAAGATCAAGCCCGCCATCGACGACGCAATTGAAGGTGCGGGTGGTGCTGGCTGGCGCGACTATCTGACAACACATGCCAAGGGCATGCGTAACATTGCAGAGAAGAAGTTGACTGGCGAAGCCGCGCAATTGTGGAAAACCGACAAAGATGCGTTTGTTCGTCTGGTGCAAAATGAATCGCCAGACGCTGTTGAAAAAGTCCTTGGCACTGGCAGCTATAACATCGCCAAGGAACTAAGCGACAACACCATGTCGGTCTTGCAAAAGCAAGCTGAGAAAAGATTGACTGAACTTGCGATTAAAGAACAAGTAACCGAAGGCGGCGCGGCGTTGGCGCAATTGCTTAAGCAAGAAACTTCACGGTTCCGTTTCCCTTCGCTTTTAAACTTTTGGGCGTCTGCCGGTAATAAAACACTTAGCGAATTGGAACAGCGCATTGGCGCTAAAACTATGGCCCAGCTAACGCAAGCCATGAAAACGCCGCAAGGCGCTGCCGATTTACTAGAGACGCTGCCTGCCGCTGAACGTAATCGTGTGTTTAACTTGATGACTAAACCACAGACTTGGAAGCCTGGCACTGCTGCGGCGGCTGGTGTTGCAGTTAAGAACGCGCTTGCGCCTGAAGAAAACCAAAACGCATTGGCTCGATAATGGACTACCAAGTTTTATTTAACATCGCCGTAGCCATCGCTGGCTTTTTCGGCGGCTGGACGCTCAACCGTATTTATCAGGCCATCGACCGGCTTGATAGTGACGTGCGGGCCATGCCGCACATGTATGTCGGACGCGACGATTATCGCAACGACATAAAAGAAGTTCGGGATATGCTCGGACGCATTTTTGACAAACTAGACGGAAAGGCTGACAGATGAAAAACTACATTCTTGCACGCGCTAAAGAGCCATCAAGCTGGCGCGGTTTGTTTCTTATCCTGACCGCTATCGGCGTGCCAGTTGCGCCTGAAATGGCCAACGCAATCATTACCATCGGTTTAGGTGTTGCAGGCGCTATTGGCGTTGTAGCACCAGATAAATGACGCCGCATTTTACGTTGGCAGAGCTGACGTACACCGATCACCGCAAGTTCGACAACACACCCAATGAAAAAGAGTTGGCGAATCTCAAACGCCTTGCGTTATTTCTTGAAGATGTCAAAAAAGCATTGGGTGGCAAACCTATCATGGTTAACTCGGCTTTTAGAAGTAAGCAAATCAACGATGCTGTTGGTTCTAAAGATACTAGCCAGCATCGCATTGGTTGTGCTGTGGACATCAGGGTTCCTGGACTGACGCCAGACCAAGTGGTCAAGGCAATCATTGCTTCGGGTTTACCCTATGACCAAGTAATTCGTGAGTTTGACCGCTGGACGCATGTGAGCATACCCAACACGCCAGAGGCCAAACCACGAAAGCAAAAGCTGATCATTGACAAGACTGGGACTCGGGTGTTTGCGTAGTCTTGTAGTACTTGGCAGGCATCGGGGCTTTCTTTTCAAGAAGCTCCCTTAACCATTCTGAACCGCCAAGCTGTTGGAAAATAATCCATTGCTTGTCAGTCATGCGCGTGTACCGTGATTTGAGTGGCTCTGGTGGTTTAAGACGAGGCATCACTTCTCCTCTGTTGAACTGTGTAAGTATGCTGTCAGGCGTTTAATCTGCGCCTCGCGGTACTTGCACATTGACTCTGCGTATTCTTTGGCTGTCTGGGCTTCCAGCAGTTTGCGCTTGCACTCTTCGAGTTCTTTGAGCGCCAGCATCTCAGCCGTTGGCACGTCAAACACTGACTTGAAATAGTTTACGGTTTCTCTGAACATTACAATTACTCCTTGGTTATGGTGTTACACAGTGTATCACACATTTTTAGACATGCGGTACTCTTTAATTGCGTTTCTAAGCCCTGCCTGTGTGGTAGCCTTGTCGTCAAGGGCCAGTGCTTGCGCCTGATCCAATGTGTCTTGGCACATGATGCGGTGGCAGATTACCGGCGCACCCTGACCCTGACGGCGCACACGGGCGTTGAACTGCTCGTACAGATCCAATGACCAGTTAAGGCCGTACCACACGAGGATGTGGCCGTTCTTCTGTAGGCCGTCAATACCGTGACCCATCGATGCTGGGTGGCCAATCATTAGGGCGCAATCACCAGTTTTCCAGCGGTGCATGGCGTTGTTAAGCGATGACTCGGATTTACACTCGGTCAAGTTGATCGGGTCGAGGTGCTTAAACTTTTCCATGATCCGTGCAGCGTCCGAGCGGTAAGCGTAAGAGCACAGGATCGGTGAGCCTTGGGCTTCGTCAATAATCTCCTCCAGCGCTTCAAGTTTAAGGTCATGCACTGGCTCCCACAGGGGCATCCCGGCAATCGGGTACATAGCTCCATTGGAGAACTGGAGACACTTGTTGGTCAGTGAAGCCTGGTTAAACGCTTCCACGGTTGTGCCGCTGTCAAGGGTCAGGAAGAATTCCTTTTCCATCTTTTCATACTTAGCCCGTAGATCGTCAGGCATCTCGATCTCAACATTGTTGATCATGAGATCTGGCAACGGGTTGTAATCCTCAGCGCTCATCTCAAGCGTGATGTCCCCAATTAGCTTTTTAATTGTGTCCTCGGTATCTTCATATGGCACTTCTTTGTACGGCCCGACTTTCTTGTAAAAACGGGTGCGGAATGCTGTCTTGGACGTGCCCAGCCGCTCGCCCTTGTCCACCACAAGGAACTGACCGTGCAGGTCTTTGTAGCCGTTGGAGGCTGGTGTGCCGGTCAGGCCCGTTGACCATTCAAACTTCTCAGCAATCTTGCGAAACGCTTTGACTCGGTTAGTCGCGCTGTTTTTCATCTTGCTGATCTCGTCCCAGATAATCCCGTTAAACGGCAGCGGCTTGTCCTTCTTGACAAAGTAAGTCTGGATCGTTTCCGACAGCCAGCCCAGGTTCTCGTAATTGATCAGGTACACGTCAGCTGGGCGCAGCAGGGCGCGGGTGCGCTGATCCTTTGTGCCCGTGACCATGCTGAACCGCAGGTGCTTGGTGTGCTCCCACTTCACAGCCTCTTGCCGCCAGACCAGCCGGATAACCCTGATTGGGGCCACGATGATCACGCCCCGCAGGAACTGGGTGCGGATCAGGTGAGCCAGGCTGGTCAGCGTGATCACGGTTTTGCCCAATCCCATGTCCAGCCACAACATCGAGTTGGGGCGGGTGCACTGGAAGTTGACAGCCTTTTGCTGGTAGCCGTGCAGTAACTCTGGGGTCAGCATCCCATCACCATTACATCAATCATTGTCTTACCCTCGATTACGTTATCAATTACAAATACATTTACTTTTTGGGCGCGGAGCTTGGCGTGTTCCCGCTCCTGAGCAGGAGTTGGCTTCTGACCTTCTCGTTTGAATTCACAGAACCACACACGGCCATCTGGTGCGATGAACAGACGGTCAGGCACAGCAGCCCGTGCGGGGCTGGTGAATTTGTACGCAAGCACACCTTTGGAACGGGCGTATTCACAGACTCGGGCTTCAATGTCTTTCTCTAGCATTTTCAATCACCAATGTTCGATATGCGTCAAGTGCAACGCGCAGATCCTCTTTGAGGGTTTCAATCTCTTTTTGTTGGTCATGTAGCTTCTCGTTTGCTTCTTCCGCAAAACGTGCAAGGTTGTTGTATTCCCACAATTGAAAACTTGTCATGCTAGTCCAAGGCAGAGTTTCTCCACCTCTTGAATGTAGTAGTCAAAATCCACCGGCAATTTGCCAGCATCCCTGATGTCGTTGCAAGGCTGGACACCCCAGCCAGACTCAACGCCGATCTTTCGCCATTGACCAGGATTCTTGGCAAGCGGGGGCATCCACTTGAACAGTCGTCCACCGCCCTCAGCGATGTAGTAGCGTGTGATGTTTTGTAGTTGTGAGGTCACGCCGTCACGCTCAATGGCCAAATGGCTAGACCGTGGCACTTTGGTGCGAAGCATGAAATCCATGATGTCTGGCCAGTTGTGTAATGTCTCGCGGATCGGTGCGCTTTCGGTCAAAACCTTTTCCGCAACCTTGGCAATTACTAAACCGCCGGCGTTTTGATGCCACTCCATGTCGTACTCATAAGCACCCTTGCGCTTGACGTTCCCATCTTCGTACTGGGCGATGTAGTTGTTTACGTCACGGATCATCATGGTTTTGTAGATGGCTTCTTCAAGGTTCAAGCCGGTGCGCGACTGCCAAGCTGCACGGGCCAGATCCACCAGCCACTTGTTTTGCCTGGGCACACGCACTGTCAGGCCATCGGTGTTCACTTGGATCAGGCGAAGCCCATCGATGTGCATCAGCCCTTCAGCCAGCAGGCACAGCAGGAGCTGGCCGTTAAGCGTAATGGACATGGTGAACAGTGGGTCATAGAACACACTGAACCGGCTGTTGCTGTCGCCGTACACACCGTTGAGCGCCAGCTTCAGCATCGCTGACTCGGCTGATTTCTTGGGGTACGTTTTGCGCTGATCAAACAGGTGCTTGTAAATACTTACGAATTCTTTGCCTAAGTGAGCAGGATAAAATCCGTTAGTGATTGCCAGATTTGGATAATAAGAGGTAACGTCCAAGTCAACAATGACGTGATCAGCATCCGATTCGACCACTTCCGACTCAATGGATCCATGAATACCGCCAAGGCCAAAAACAAAATCGAACCCATGAACGCGAGCAATAAGATCATTGAACACCCCCTTTGTTTCAACGATTGTCTGCTCTTTTAGCCAGCTTAGCACACGGTTAAACTCGGGTGCGTCAAACTGGATCCATGGCAGGATGGCATCTTTGAGCGCAATTGATGGGCGTGGGGTCTGGCGGGGTGTGCGGCCCTTGGAGCCAAAGTCATAGCAGGCGACACCGGCCTCTTCCAGCTTCATGACAAAGTAGTCTTTGCCAATCTTGGTGTCGTTGTGGTTCATAAAGTCACGGCTGTACTTGGCTGTAAGCTCCTCACGAAACCGGATCATGTCCAGCGACTTGTGATAAAACGCTTTGGTTTCTCGCACGTCCTTGGCGTTGTACTTCTTGAGGGTTACGATCTGTTCTTTATCCAAGTTCGTGCCCACGGGGAATGGCAGATCCTCGATGGTGTCTGAGCGCATATTGAACTCAAGTACCTTTAGGCTGGTAGCCCGTGCCTTGTTGTCAAAGTGATGGATCTTGAACAGATCGAGTTGATCAACAAACCGGTCAGTCGGGTTAACCTGGTGCATCCACTTACCGCCCTCATCGTCATCTTGCGAATGGATGATGGCCATGGCCTTGTCGTATAGGGTTCGGGCATCAGATTTGCCCATGCGGATCAGCGTATGCAGGACGGGGTAGTCGAACCCCAAGTTGTTGTACCCGACCATGCGTGCGTTCGTATCCTTGAGATACTGGAGAAACTCAATGATCTCTTTGGAATCGTTACGGTGGTCGCTGATCTCAAAAGACCAGCATAACGGCGCGTCTGTATGCTCCAGCGCCAGCGTGAAGACGTTGGGGAAGGTTTCGATGTCATACACATAATCATTACTCATTACAGTTACCAAATTAGGTGGGGTCACTGTCCGGCCCCCCGGGAACTCCCAGAGGCAGTGACCCCGATTCTTATTGACCGCCTAAGAACGAAGGTAAGCCTTGAAACGGCGCACCAGGCATCGCAGGCGCACCCTGAGGCGCAGCACCGAACATTCCAGCCGGAGCAGTTGCAACCGGAGCAAACAAGTTAGACGCATCAACGGCCCCTTCACCGAATGCAGTATCGTCACCAGCAAATTGAACAGCGATCAGGTCGCAGCGGATGCCACGGCCATGTTTGTTCTCTTGCAACCAAGGTTTAACAGCAGCGTTGACTCGGCAGCCACCGTACATTTTGCGTGCCAACTGCTGAAACGCCATCGTGTTGGCAGGATCAACAGGTGAGCCATCGGCTTGGATCATCTGCGGCGCAGTGTCACGGCCAGCAGTGATAAACACATTGCCGGCGTAGCCGTCATAGGGCAGGAAAGTCTTTTTATTGACCTTCTCATTACCCATGCCAAAGCAACGCAGCTTGCGGTCTTGCTGGATCATTCCCATTACGGTGTTGGCGTGCTCTTTCCACTTCTCCAGTGCCATCGCACCGTAGCGTGCCATGAACTGGGCAAACCCTGCGTGGTCTTGAGGCATCAAGAACTCACAGTTGTAAGAGATGCGCTCCTTACCTGTTTGCTCATTGACCTGCTTTTGGGGTTCTGCAAGGTGAGGAAAAGACAAACGAACATTTGATAAAAAGATAACTTCGGACATTACATTTACTCCATTGATTTACGAAAGCCAAGCGGGAAGCTCAGCGGGGGTTTCAACTGCGCTAAACAGCGGCGCAGCATTCGTTACGACAGCCTGACGGCTATCAGATTCGGGAACGACAGTCAGTTTGCCAGCCATCTTGACCACATACTCCTGCTCCATGCGGGTAAGCTGTCGGTCGGTAAGCTGAACCTTTGTGCCGTCTTTCTTGTCCCACGTCAGCTTCTCAGCCTTGGCGGGGGTGACGAGTTTGGTTTCATAGATCGCGCTTTTGGGAATGCCCATCTTCACGAGCTTTTCAGCCATCTCTTCTTCGGGTAGTGCCCAGGCACGGGAGCCACGGCCATTGACCAGTTTGAGGCCGATAATGGTTTGACCAGCTTCCAAACGGCGCAGGGCTTCCTTCTCCACACCTTCGAGGAGCTGGCGCATTAGGGGAGCGGCTTCCATGATCTGACGGATCTGGGCATCGTCCATCGTGGATGGATCTTTGTCAGCGCTTTGCTGCGCGACATCGAGTGTTTGCATTACTGGCTGGAACATGATTCCTACCTCCTTCATTACGTTACTTGCCAGCGCGGAGCATGATCCCTTAGCACGGCAAAATTTACATTGACTTTCACCCGGTACAAGCGGTGCATCTGGTTTGTCAGTTGCGGCAGCTTGCGTGATGATTGTACCCATGTTTGCAAACAAATCGGCAACAGTCACAGTATGCGATGTGATTGGATTCATACCGCGCAGTGCCAGCTTGGGCTGGATAATCGTCATGCGAACTTTGTCAAAGGGATAGGGGCCGTTAACGGGCAGCTTGTAGCCTGCCAGCACACCGTAAGCGTACTGCTCAAGCTGCAAGTTACCTTCAGCGCTAACGACACCCATGCCATCTTTATAGTCGATCAGCTCCAGTGTGTCATAACACTCGATCTGAACGTCAACAGTGCCAGACAAGTCATTGCGGCCTAGCAGGTGCGCAGGGTCAACACGGGTTTCACTCAGCACTTTAGGGATAAAGAAGGGCGTGCCCTCTTCTGCTTTTCGTTTGGCAATGTAATCCAGTGCAATCTGCACACGTTTGGCACGGTCTGCGTCAACCTTAAACTGCCCCTCATGGTCAAAGAGATTTTGGCCAACGAAGTGTTGCGCATTGACATCTTGATCAATGCATTTTTCTAGCAGCGTGTGGCTATGTGTACCGTCAACAGCGGCTTCACCGCTTTCTGGTTCGGGGTACTTGGCCTCCTCTCGAATGCTACCAGGGCACAAGGCCCAACGGTTGCGCTTCGAGGGGGACAACTTAGCGTGATCGCTCACTTGAGTGCCTCAACGCCAGCAAACAATTGACCATAGTGCTCAGGCTTGACATCGTTGATGTTCTGGTAACCCAAGCTAACCAACACGTTTTGGATCTGTGAACCCTTAGCTGCGCCCAGTGCCTTATATGCACTCATGACGTAGTCGATCAGGCCTTTACCATCACTGAACGGTGCGCCGGCAATAACAGGTGCTGGAGCTGGCGCAGGAGCTATGAAAGCTGGGGGTGCTGGCATAGCGGGAGCGGCCACCACAGGAGCAACTTGTACCACAGGTGCGGGAGCTGGCGCAACGGGTGCGGCTGGTGCTACATTGCTCGACTCAAGTTTGGCAGTCAACGCGAGAACAGCGGCAGTCAGCGCTTCAATTTTATTTTCCAATGACATATAACGATTCCTTTTCGATTACGGGGGGTTGAATTACAAGGCGGTCAGAATTGAACGCTTGCACTATCTCACGCAAGACATCGGACGGTTTACCGTACCTATCTGCCTTTCGGTGAAATGCTTTGTGATCATTAGGCGTGAGCCTAACGGTCAAAAACTTGGTGAGTGGTTTAGTTGCCATAATTTATTTTCCTGAACGGTTGCACAAAGTGTAGCACAGTGTGGTACGATTGTACAACAGTTTGTAAATAAATTTTTAGCAAAGAAAAAGCCCCGGTGGTTAGACCGGGGCCAAAGGAGGAGACAAATCCATGAAACAAGTGACAACTGCATTGTCAGAAACGATTATATGAGCGTATCACCACAAGTACAACAACATCCCGCATCTGTTGATGCGTACATCCGTCACGGCTGGTCACTTGTGCCCATCCCTGCCGGCACAAAGGGGCCACGCACACCCGGTTGGAACCTTAAACCAAATGCTTTGAAGGCACAGGGTGACCTGCCCCAAGGCTTTGGGATTGGCTTGGCCCACGCTTACTCAGGCACGATGGCACTCGACATCGATGAGTGGGACAGCACCACCGTGGCGCTCAAGCAACACGGCATCGATCTCCAAGCGTTGTATGATGCAAACGATGCTGTCATTGTGGACTCGGGCAGGGCTGGCCACGGCAAACTTTTGTTCACGATGCCCTTTGGCCTGACGTTGCCGTCCAAGAAGATCCTGATCAACGGCATCACAGCATACGAGTTGCGCTGCGCTACGGCCAACAATCTTACGGTGCAGGATGTTCTGCCACCATCTATTCACCCCGAAACACAGCAACCCTACCGCTGGGCAGGCAAGGGTCACTGGACACGCTTGCCGGTGCTACCGCAGCCCCTGCTTGATCTGTGGCAAGGTTTGCTGGCGCAGGACAAAGAGCGCACGATTGGTACAGGTGAATCAATTGAT